ATGGCAACTTTTACCAAAAGAAACAATAAATGGCGTGCGCAAGTGCGTAAAAAAGGCATAAGTAAATCTGCTGAATTTGAAACAAAATCAGAAGCCCAAAAATGGGCCGCTGCGCTAGAAAAAGAAATTGAGTTAGCCAACTACAACCCATTGGCAAACACAACATTTTCTCAAGTTATCGACCGATACATCAAAGAATATACGGTTAAAAAACGCGGAGCACGTGAGGAAAAACTACGACTATTTAGAATTTGCGATACCTCACTAGGGCAAGTAGCAATGGACGAGTTAAGCCAACAGGATTTAAGCGAATGGCAGAATAAACGACTATCTGAAGTATCATCAGCAAGCGTACTACGTGAACGTATTGCAATTTCTGCCGTATTAACTCAAGCAGTAAAATGGGGATATATTGAAAAAAATCCACTTTATGGCTTAGATAAACCCGAACAACCGAAAGCCCGCACCCGTTGCTACACAAAACAAGAAATCAATGCGCTTGTTGAAGCATCAGGGTTTACTTTTGATGAAGAACCCAAAACAAAATATGCCGCCGTTGGTGCTGCATTTTTATTTGCGTTAGAAACGGCTATGCGAGCCGGAGAAATATGTTCACTAACGTGGGAAAATGTAAATCTAACTGCTCGCACGGCTTTTCTACCTCTCACTAAAAACGGTCACTCCCGAACAGTGCCACTTACACAGAAGGCAATTAAAATTATTGAGAGAATGCAACGAGATGATGAATCAACGGTTTTTGGTTTAAATGTAAATGTACTGGGTTCTTTGTTTCGGAAGCTAAAAATAAAGGCGGGATTAAATGATGCTGACTTACATTTTCACGATACAAGACGAGATGCTCTGACCCGTCTATCAAAAAAAGTGGAAGTGATGACATTGGCAAAAATTAGCGGTCATCGTGATCTAAAAATCTTACTTAACACCTATTATGCACCTAATATGTCAGAAATTGCCAAGATGCTTGATTAAAAAATAAAGGCATTGTTTCCAATGCCTTCCCTTTAGACTCTATGCTTTTTCTTTTTATTTTTTACGAAAAATTCAATCACTTCATCTTTCACAAAAAGGGTTTTACATTTTCCCCCTGTGCGTGATTGCAAATTGACAGGAGCGGGAAATTTCGGATCAGAAATAATATTGCCGTAAGTGTGGCGGTAACTAAAACCGCTGTAATCGGCGACATCTTGAATATCCCATAATCCTTTAGATTCTTTTGCCTGAACAGCAAGAATTAACCCTTCAAGCTCCACTAATTTTTCCATCACTTGTTCATTTGTTACCATAGCTTGCCCCTAGTAATTTACTTCGTCCCACTGGTCGAAAATCCCCCTCTTTCACAAACACCCCATCAATCATTTTTCCCTTTCTGTCTTTGATTTGGTCGTATGCATGTTGAACACAGTCCTTAAAGCTCAAATTGTTAAATAATGAAATAATAACTAGGTTAATGAAAAACAATTCAAGCCACTCTTTTTGAAAGGTCCACCCTTGGTTTATGGGGATTGATATTGCGCCTAAATTATGAATGGCTTCCAATAATTGTTCTGTAGTTGATGTATCTTCGTATTTTCTATCGTGGTATTCATCGATTACATCAGAATTATAGAAATTTACACAGTTTGAAAGTCCAAGTTGTTTACATAAAATAATGGATACCACAAAACAATCCCCAATACTGTCTTTCACCACATCTACTTTATTTTTAGACACACCGGCGCAAAGCTCACCAAATTCTTCCATCAATTTAATAAACTGTTTTTGTGGAGTAGAGCCGTTAATTAAATTTCGCTCTTCTGCCCATTGCTCAATGTTTTTGATTAGTTGTTGTAAATTAGCCATTTAGTTTCTCCTATATAATTCTCAAGCTATTAAGCAAATTTATCTTGTGTTGAATTAGCTCTGCTAATGTACTTCGCCCTTCAGTAGTAAGTCCTTCAGTTCTTTCAATTGCCATATACTTCTTGATTTCCGCTTCAATATTATCTAGTTCAATCTCCTTATCTGAAAAATCTTGTTGTGGTATTTCAGGGAACTTTATCCATTCTTGCTCTTTAAACAACCATAGTGTCCCGTCATCACATAATGCAATAACTTTTCTTGATTGACTGTCACTCGATACATACTCGGCTATTTGAACGATCTTTCTTTTTCTAGTTTCCATAATTCACCTCTTTTTACTTAATTAACCCTAAAATCCCCCAAACTCTCACCCCAACCAAAGGCTTGAGCCAAAGGAATTTTCACTTCTTCGATGAAAACGTGGTCGTTTTCACAACAAATCCACCGATAGTCATTAAGCCGTAACCTTCCATATTTCATCAACATATCAATTTGACGTGGTTTTAACGGAAAACCGATAGACAACATCAATTGATTGGCTTGATGCTCAATTTTTGAACGGTTACAGTTACTGACACAAGTCCAAGCGGCGCGCTGCGCCTTGTTTGTTTCGGTGGACTCCGAATCGGCAGACGTGGAAACCACACTGCCTTTCTTAATCACCCAATTTTTCACTTTGGTGATAATGGTTTTTAAACTAAATCTGTTTTTCACCCCCACAATTTTCTTTCTTGTTTCGCCGTATTTATTCGGCTCGGTTTCTTCATACTCAATGCAAATCGGCTGATCGCAACGTTTCACCATTGCCCCGCCTTGCACATTCAAATAACTGCCAAAACAGCCCACATCAGCCACCGCACGTCCGGTGTCTAATACATCATCATCGGCATAAGATGCCATGGCATCATCAATCTTGCGTAACTCACGCCATGTCGAAATTGGCGGTGTGCCGTAGAATTGAAATTGACGAATGCCCCAAAGATTCGCCCATGCACTCACACGCATCACGTTTTCACGCAAGGTTAAATCTTCCACTTCATCTGATTTTTCGTCCGCCTGTTTGCCGGCATAAATATTTTTGGCGATATATTTCGCAATGTAGCCAATGGCAGAACCTTTTTCAGGGTCGATTTCATCCACCTTACAACGGTGTTTTTTCGCCCCAAATTCCTCTCCATCAAGCTCCAATGCTTTTTTCTTGAATAACTTAATCACCGTTTCTTTGTGTTCCGGTGCGACATAAATCAGTAAATGCCAGTGTGGAGTGCCATCATGGTGCGGTTCCACACCACGAAAACCGAAAAAGCCAATATCACGTTTGGCAAATTGTGCACGCAACTGCGCCCACACTTTATTTAAATAGCGTTGGGTATCTCGTGGGCTTGAACCTTGCCAGTTTTTATTATTTGTTCCATTGTGATGTGTCGCATGGAAAGAAGAGGGTGCAGTCAAAGTTAAAAACAACGAAACATAGTGGTTTTCCTCCGCCCATTCATCAATGCCACGCAAGCGGTTCATCATCTCGTTAAAACGAATGGCAGGGTTGCCGACCGATTTTTTCCACATCTCAATCAGCGGCATACGTTCCGTTTCATCGTCTAAATTTTCCAACTCCATCTGCTCGAGATACTCCATATTCGCCGCTCTCTGCGTACGGTATTCACTCAACGCACTTTGTGAAACATAAGGACTGACTTTTGCCGAAACCGCCCCACAACCAATTTCCACGTGTTCTTTTAATCGTTTTTGAGCGGTTTTTAACTGACGTGTCCAATGCTTTTCACAGACGGATTTCTGTAAATCAATGTCGATTTTGTTCACATCTAAAAAAGGATTCTCAAGAAAGGCGTGCCAGTTCTTGAGTGGAAAACCAATGTCCGCACAGACTTCACCGCATAAGCGGTACATCTCATGCGCAAGATCAGCAAAGTCATCAAGCGTGATTTCACCTTTTGCCTTGCGTTCCGCTTGTTCATTGACAAAATCCGACTGCAAACCGGAAAACAACAAAGCCAGTTTGTATGCCATATCTTTTAACTGGTGTTCTCCCAACAAATAAAATGGCAACTGCGGAATAGATTTACCTTTATTAAGTGCAACTGCACGGGAATGAGTATCCCGTTCGGCAAGCCAATCAAGGCTAATGTGATAATGTTGAAAAACCGCTTTTAATCGTTTGGTTAAAATTTCGCGTAAATAGCTATTGGCATAAGCCGCTTGTTTATTGCCAAATTTAAACCCGATAGAACCGTCATCAGCAACAGAATCAAAGGCACGTAACCAAACATTGCGAAAATGTTCACGTTGGCGTTTGCGTGGTAGAACGGAAAGCAGTTTTTCAACATAATCAAACTGGTGTGGTGCAGCAGAAAATAACGCCATTTGTGCACTGGTTGCCTGTGCATGGTCTAAAGTGCGGTTGATTTTGACCGCACTTTCCATTATCAACGCACGTGCTTCTGCCATCGCGTTTTCACGCTTGGCAAGATTAAGATCACGTTCTGCTACCCAGTTCATCATTTAAAACCTATTACATCGCCGTATTGGCTAAATATTCACTATGCAATTCAAAGTATTCTTTAATTTTGGCGTTGGTCGAATTCACCGCACTTAGCAAATCTTCCAAACTCAATACTTCATATTGAGCCAAGTCATAACGGCGGACTTCTTCAATCGCACCCCAAACCGTGCTATGCAAGCCACCAATCGCACGGGTTTTTTGTTTGCCATGCCAACTATTTGATCACCTAAAATTTCCAATACTTGAAAACGTGCGCCAATTGGCATAATTTCTAACGTCGCCCCACAATCTAATGCGATACAAATATTTGTTTCTGCCATTTTTTCTCCTTATTCAATCTTTCCTGCACCACGTAACCATTCACCAATCCATTCATATAACTTGAGCAATTCATCGGGTTCTAATGAAAAGCCATTGTCAAAATGGAGTATCGGCTTTCCTTCAACTGTTGTACCTACATAAATTTCAAACGAATCTTCTTCCGTGTCTATCACGCCAAGCGTGCCAAAATCAGTAAAAATCGCCATATTTGCCCCCTAAAAATATTGACTAAGCCAATCCGCTAACAATCCCAACACTACATTCAACACTGCAGCCAAAAGCATTAAACCTAGCACTGCCACAATGAATCCCACAATTACATCAATCATCTTCTATTCGCTCTCCACATTGCCCAATCGTTATGTTTTTCTAAATAAATTTTGTGTGCATCTGCCGCCTCGTTGCCACATCTTAAAAATTCATTAAAAGCGGCTATTGCTAGCTCATCATCTCCACTGTTTAAGTGGTGGTAGTAAGCAAAGAGCTGTTCTTGCGCAAGTTCTCTTTTTTCGTAGTAATCTTTAGCAGCAGAAACAGAAATTGCAGCAGGAGTAAAAATCACGGTTGCCATTTATTCCCCTCGTCTGTCGATTTGTAAAAATTCCCGTTCTGTAATACTTTCCGGAAATGCTTGTGAAAGTAACCGCACTTTGCGAAAAGCACGGGCTATCTTGCGTTGCCCTTGTTTGGTGTAGTGGTGTAGTTTGAAACCCGTGTAATGACGGCTTTTTAAATCGCTCAAATCCACTTCGGCGATAGTCAGCAAAAGCTCACTAAAACCTTGTTGTAAACGGTCAAAGCTCCGTTCAACACGGAAACGGCTTTCACCGTTTAAATAATGCAGTGAATCATCAATACTGCTGATTTGTGGTACAGCTACTTGATGTTCTTTGCAGAATTTTTCCGCTGCGCTTTCTGTTTCTAAAACGTACACCGCACACCCCCTCGCTTATTTCCCCGTGACGAAATCAACCCATTTCTTAAACCAACGTTTCACAGGGTTGTGCCACTTCGCCATTTCGAGTTCTGCTACACGGTCGTGCAAGGATTCATTCAATAAAACCTGTTGCGCATTTAAGCCGACTTGATGTGTGATATGACGTTCCAACACCTTCACTTTCAGCTCCAATGCTTTCACCTTTTGGTTTAGCTGCCACATATTTACCCGCTCACGCTTGCGGGCATTTTGGCTGTCGTAGGTATATTTTTTGCTTGTCATTTGCTCAAACTCCTAAATTTTGGTTGCAAAAATCCTGTCGATTGATTTTCATCAAACGACAAGGGTTAAAATTAAAAGGAAAATTAAAGATTAATCGGTGGCGATTTCTAACTGACGCTCATCAATCTGTTTTAACGGCTTACTCACCCTCAACGCCTCAGGGCGTTCGTGATAAGTCGGTGTTCTCACCCGCGTGATTTGGCTGGTGACTTTCAACTCCGTCCCACAATTGTTGCAATAAGCAATCACATCAATCACCAACAACCCGATTTTTTCAGAAGTCCGAACCCGAATATTATTGCTTCCGCAGTTCGTACATTTATGATCTACATTCATTCACACACCTTTGTTATACTTTGCCCTAAACAACTAATCAGGAGACACTATGAAAACCGCATTAAATCCGCCCCACATTCCAGAAAATGACGCTGAACTTCTTGCGTTTTTAAACACCTTTGAAACAGACACAGATCAAATCATTTCTTGTCAACGCATTTATCGCATTGGCATTGCCCATCTTGGTTATCTTTATCGAACAATTGAATGTCACCATTGGCAGGAATTTGAACAGATTGAGCAATATCTTCGCCGCTCTTATTACCTTGATGAGGAACATTGTCCAAATCCTTTTGACCGTCTGTTTTACACGGATGACAAGCACGCTTGGTTTGCTCAAAATGAATAAATGCACGACGCCACTTTTCTTCATAATATTGTTTGAGCAATTTTTCCTGCTCGGCAAGCGCAGCACGATGTAACACCCAATTTTGCTCGGCAAAATCTAATTCAAGTTTTGCATAAGCCTGCTCAAAACCTTTCTCTTTCGCCAAATCAAGATAAGCTCGAGATTTAGCCAAGGTTTCTTTCTTATCAAATTGGCTCTTCACATCGACCTTTTCCCAATTGGCTTGTGAAACCGCCAAAAATTTATTCATAAAATACTGCTCAAAAATCCCAATTTCTTGTGGATCACGTAATTCACACATACACATCCCCTTTCTCTTACTCAAAAACCTTTCTCAATTGTTCATCAACGTTGTTTGCCATAATGCCTCCTGTTATGCCAAAATGTGTACTAACACACCTGAAAGAAAAACAACTAACGCTGCGATATACGCTATGTTTAAACGATTATTAAATTTCATCATTAATTGGTCTCTCTTTGCCGCCATCTCCACCCTCACTTTTATCTTATTGAGTGATAATCCTACGCTAACAATACAAAACTATGCGTTTACGCAAGGTCACCTTCGTTGGTTTATTGGTTTACTGATGGCACTGTTTACTTATAAAGAACGCCATTACATCAAAAACGAAATTGAGCGTTTTGTTCGTTGGATTAAAGCGCTTTAGCTTTCTTCTCAAAAACCTTTTTCAACCCTTCATAAATCGTCTGCCAATCCACATCCGGTCGCAATTCTGTTGGGTTCACTTCAAAATTTGTGGCTTGCAGAAAGGGCGGAATATATTTCACGTCCATTTTTCCTCCATTTAGCCAAAGATTTACTGTAGGTTGGCTAACACCACATGCTCTTGCTAATGCAGATTGACTTTTACAAATATCAATCGCTTTACTCACAGATTCATTCATGTTCTAGATTATAACCTTACTTATAATTTATCTTTGAATTAAATTATAGGAAAACTTTAAATTATTGCAAGAAATATTTTATTGTTTTGTTCAAGGTTTACCTATAACTTATACGCAAGGAGAAATTTATGTCTGATTTATCGACCCGTCTTAAAACTTTACTTGATGAAAAAGGGCTATCAATGAACGCTTTTTCAAAGTTAGTAGGAGTGAGCCAACCAGCCATTAGCGATATTGTGAGTGGTAAAACGCGTGCGCCTAAAAATATTGTTGAAATTGCGACCGCACTTGGTGTGAACGTGCATTGGCTGAAAACAGGGGAAGGGGAGCGAGAACTTAACGATAAAGTGATCACTGCACTTTATACGGAGGAACAGGACGAACAACATCATTTACGGGTTGATTTGTTAGATGTGCAGTTGGCAGCAAACTCAACAGGCATTATCAATAGTGATTATCCTGAAGTATTATCCCGCCTGTATTTCACAGAAGAAGGCGTGCAACGTTTACTCGGACGCTCAACAACAAAAGGGATTTATCTCTTTAGCGTGCCAACCGACAGTATGGTGCCGACCATTATGCCCGATGATTTAGTGTTTATTGATACCAAAATTAAAGAATATATCGGCGATGGGGTTTACGCCTTTAACCTTAACGGCGAACTCTATATCAAACGCCTGCAACGTTTGCCGACCGGTATTTTTCGGGCATTAAGCGATAACCCGCTTTACCCCCCGTTTGATATTACAGACGAATTATTCGACACCGCCGTGATTATCGGTAAGTTTATTCGGGCGGTTGAGTTGAAAGCGAAGGTTTTATAAAACAATATCAGGAACCAATAGGAGAAAAATTATGGCATTAATTAATTGTCCAGAATGTAGTAATCAAGTGAGTGATCAAGCTCTAAAATGTCCATCATGTGGTAAGCAACTAAGGAAGCCTAAACGCACTTTTATGGGAAAGGTGTTTAAATGGGTGTTCATTTTGTTTAATGTGCTGATGTTAATTTGGCTTGTTGGCGGTGTTGGCTCTAGTGCTGAAGTAATCAATAGTGCAACAAGTGAGGCTGAAAGAGCCGGAGCTGCAATCGGTACGGGATTAGGTGCAAGTATTATTTTAACCCTTTGGGTGATTGGTGATGTTATTCTTGGCTTGTTCGTATTGTTCACTCGCCCTAAATCTTAATTTTATAGATGCCCAATGTTATGGGCATTTTTTATAGAGGAAAAGATGAGAAAGAATTTGCTATTTCTCGCTTTATTATTTTGTAATTTTTCTCAAGCTCAAACTGTACCTGATGAAATTGTGGATTTATTCGATGAAGTTTTATCTGTGGCAGATCCGGAAGAAGATGTGAATTATAAAAATTACATTTTTTCAGTAAAAATTGATAAATCAGTGATTCAACGTGATTATGCAAAATATATTGTTAGTTTGATTTGTGAAGATTCTTATTCAGAACCTGATTACTGGCGTAATATTAATTTTAAATCAATAGAAGTGAGAAACCGTGATAATAATTCAGGGTTCAAAATAAATATTAATAAAGACCGTTGTGCCTATTTTTTCAAGAAAGATCTATCTGATTATGAAATTGAACAACAAATTTTCAAATATGAGTTACAAAAATTTTAAGGATAGGTAATGAAAAAACTCACCTTCATTTTAACCGCACTTTTTCTGATTTCTTCCCCTGTACTTGCCAAAGGGAAGAAAGCGGATTCAGAGCAATTTAGTTGTAATGATGGCAAACGCACCTGCAAAGATATGGATAATTGTGACGATGCCAAATTTCATTTACATCAGTGCGGTATGAAAAAACTTGACCGTGATCGTGATGGTGTGCCTTGTGAGAGTATTTGTGGGTAGATGTGCTATGTATGGGGGATAAAAGAGAATGTTTATAGAATTACCTAATATAGATGAAGAAATCTATCCCATTGGAGGTTTTAATAAACCGGAAGATTTCTTTCAGTTCTTTATCTTTGAGAAAAATTCCGCTTTATTAGATGAGCCTTTATGGAACAGTGCTAAACGTAAAGAATGGGTTAATAACTCACCCGATTTACAACAATTTCCATTTACAACACAATATATCAAGGAGGAAAAATCTGTTGAATTATCTGATGTAGCACAAGAATTATCAACAGTTAATTTTATTTTACCCGTCGAACAAGTGCTATTTCATCAAGGAGATCTTCCTCCGTCAATTCCATTAAACAAAGAGGCAATAGGAAAAGAATTTAAATTATTAGAGATTTTTTCAACCACATTAGATCCATATATCGCTAATGTTCATGAAGATAGTGACGTTCATTGGTGTATAAGAATAAAAGGAGATAATATCCGTTGTTATCCTATTCCTGAACAAGATTGCAATGAATATGAAGTAATTATTCTTGGCTCACCTAAAGCAAGAATAGTAGATATCGTACAAAAAGAAAGAAATCCTTATTATGTAGGGGTAGAGTATAGAGGCTGCTTCAAAACATTGGTTTTCTTAGAATTATATTAGGTTATTAAATATGAGTCATACTTGGCATTTATTCTGTGATGAATCTGGTATAAGTGGGAAACCGTTTTATGCTTTTGGGGCATTATGGATTCGGGAAGATAATTTGGCTCGATTCGAAAAAGAAGTCACCGCACTGCGCCAAAAACATTTCTGTACAGATGAGATAAAGTGGCAAGGCGCAAATTCTAAGCGTTATGCAGAATTTTATAATGACTTGGTTCGATTCTTTTTTCAGTCTAATTATCTATTCTTTAATTGTATTGTTGTGCAATTAGCCATAGTAAATAAATCTTTTCATAAGGGTAATTATGAAACAGCTAAGCAGAAACATTTTAATATGTTGCTTTGTAATAAAATAGAGAGATCACTCTATAAAAACAGAGAGCATCGTTTTATTTTATCTGTTGATGATTTACCCTTTAGCTATCATAAAGCCGATGAAGCAATGCATATTATCGCCAATCATATTATTCGTAGAAAAACAGCTATCCCCAATGCTATTTTAAAGTTAAATGAAGTCAATTCTAAGAGCTGCCATGGTGTTCAACTTTGTGATTTATTGCTAGGAGCTGTATTGAGTGGGTATCAGAAAGATTCATCTTCAGAGCGAAAACAAGCACTTTCGGCTTTCATTGCAGAACATCTTGGTTGGGATAAATTGATGTACGATACCTTAGATACAGAAAAAAAATTTAATATTTGGTATTTTTATGATCCGACTAAAGGACCAAGAATAGTGCAGACAAAAGAAACGAGGCTAAAATACCCGCTTTTAGAAAAAAAGTGACGGACCTTTCAGCCCGTCCGTTGAGTGTCCTCGCACACACATGCAATTTCCCCACTGGGCGGGATCACACAAAGTAGCCGCCCCTATTACTCTTTGTGCTTTGTTACTATTACATAACGTCAGTGCAATAATAACTTTTTTTGCCTTAAATGCAATCTTTTATTATTGTGAATTTATAAATTTGTGAGTCACTTCTCAATTTTATTTTTCTTCTTTCTTAATAGCCATTTCTTCCCCCTCAACCTTCAACTCACACTCCACTTGCGAAGTATAGCCATTATCACTGATACTATGCGAAACCTTCGTAATCAACCAATCCGCTCCATCAATTTCTTGCTTAAATCCGCTCAACTGCACCGGGGTTTCCGGCATTAAATCCGGTATGCCGTAGGCAAGGGTGATGCTAAAACTGGCTACACCACGCTTGAGTTTGTCAAAAGCGGATTTTGCCGCGTTAATCGCACTGGCTTCTGTGGCGTAAGTGTGGCGTAGGGTTTTGATTTGATCACTATTGCTTGTGACCGGCTCTTGTTGTTCTACGGTGTTGTATTTCCGCTTGCTCAATCGACTGCCTTTTACTGTGCCGTTTTTCAGCGTTCTGCCTTTTGTCATACGTTGTTTTTTCACAATTTTAGTATTGGTATCAACGGTGATCTCCCCCCGTTTGCCGGTGTCCGTATTGTGCCAATAGGCACGCACGGCTTTGTAGTTGTCGCTTTCGGCAATGCTGAAGTTGTAACTGTCGCCTTTCGATTTAGTGATTTGCACCGTTGGAATAGGTTTGCCCGTGGCGGTTTTGGCTGCGCCCAATGGCATAAACAGCAACACGCCATTTTTCACTGTTGCCATTGCGCCATATTCTTCTGCAAGACGTGTCAGTAAATTAATGTCGCTTTCGTTGGTTTGGTCAATGTGCGAAATGGTTTGTTCGGTATATTCTTTGGCACATTGGCTTTCCAATTTATTTTCTTTGGCGATTTGGTCAATCAATGCACCTAATTTTATGTTGTGAAATGACCGCTCTTTTTGCTCGCTAAGACTTCCTTTTAAATCTGCCGCTCTTGCCCGAATGGTGAGGGTATCGGGCGAGCCGGAAAACTGCACTTCATCAACCAAATATTTTCCTTTATCAATCAACGGCTCACCTTGCCAGCCTATCGCCACTTGAATGGCGGCGTTACGAGGGGGAAGGGCGAGTTTGCCGTCGTGGTCGGAAAGCTGCAAATCAAGCATATCCGCTTCAAAGCCTCGATTGTCCTCAATCTGCATACTCATTAAACGGTCAGCGACAGTTTGGGTGATGTCGTTCTTCTGTTTGTCCTGTGTGATCACCACTACAGAAAATTTAGGTGTGCGGTGATTCGTGGCAAACTCAAACATTAAAATGCTCCCATTATATTTTGCGCAAGATCAATCAATAGCGGATCATCAGTACGTTTTAAATTAAGGGTAAAATCAATGGCGCGTGCCGTGCCATCTCCAAATAGTTCGGTTCGGGTTTCTTGGATTGATTCGATGACAAAGAACCCCATCAACATAAAATTTGCCCCTTCAATCAGAGGAAATGCCGCACCGCTTTCCGCCATTAATTCCAACATGGCAAGGCTTAATGTACCACCTGTGATTTCAGGGATTAATCGACCGCTAATAGTAACGGTTTCAGAATCTTTACCAGTAAACTGGGTTTTTGGCATTTGCCCCACAACGGAATTGGTGGGATGTCGCCACGATGATTGACGGTCTAAACTCTGAAAAGGTACAGTTTGACGGGTAAACACAAACACGCCAAGAGCAGCAAGGGTGGAGTTTTGGAGCATTTAGTTGTCCTTTTTATCCTGATTTATGCAAGAGGCTATAAATACAAAATTAGAGACAAACACCAATGTTGCAATGACCCAATGCTCAAAATAAACCACGATAAGACACAAGGCTAAAAGTGTACAAAACTCAAACCTTGTTTTATTTTGAGTGAATCTTGTTTTAGGATTTGAACTGTTTACGCCGGCAGCCATAAATGCCAAAAATGAAATTAAACAAAAAAACCAAAGAAGAGTTTCTTCTGCCGCTGAATTACCAAAAAGAAAAATGGCAAGTACAACGGAAAAAATAAATAATTCACGGAAAAAATCTAAAATATGTAATGATTTAATCTTCATAATAAAATCCTGTAAAAATGCGGTCAAAAAATCCCTTGATTTCTGACCGCTCTTGATTAGTGAAAAAGAAAAGCAATGCTAAAGATAACAATCAGCCAAAAGCAGAGAAGTGCGGCCAACAAAATGCGCCAAATCACATAACGGGGTTTTGCCATTAAATAATCAATCACTTTCTGTCTCATTGAGTTCTCTCGCTTTTTCCCGCCATTGCATAAGCTCGCTAAATGTCATCTCGTCAAAGGCTTGTGGTTGCCAGTGGAAAATCAGGGCAATATCTGCCATGGCATCTTCCACCGTGGCAGCGATTAAGATTACTCGGTCGGATCTTCCGTTTCCGAGTTCTTCCCTAAAAAACCGACAGCCGCCGCAGATAATTCGGTGAAATCTGCCACTTCCATAGTGTCAAAATCAGCCTTGTGTAAAACAGGTTGTGTTACGCGCGGCAATAATTTTTGCAATGAATCGACATCCATTTGCAACACATCAAACATTTTCAAGCCTTTTAGTGCCGGCACAGTGGGTTTAATCACGGTGATGTCGGTGATTTTCTTGTCACCACGCATAATCGGCAAGCTAAGTGTAATAATTTTTGAGGTTTCGTTTTTCATAACATAATTTCCGTTTTTAAATTGGAAATTTCCAAAAATAATGTGGAAATTTCCAAGAGTGAATAAATGCCCCTTTCGGGGCAAGGTGTGTGAAATTAAATGCCGATGGCTGCACGGTGTTCCGCTAAGCGGTCTTTACCGTCCACGATAAACACGGAATTGAGCAGATCAATTTCGATAATATCTTTGCCGTTTTCGATGATTTTGTAATAAGTCAAAGGCACAGTGTAGCTTTGTTCGGTGTCATCGCCCGATTTACTGGTACCATTGTCGATTTCACCAAAACGACCACGCATAACAAGTTCAATACCGGTGACTTCTTCGGCGTCGTCTTGTTGATATGCACCGGCAAAACGTAGAGGTGTGCCGTCAATCGCTCCGCCAAATTGTTTCAAAAGCTCGGTCATATAACCGCCCATTTTGAATTGTGCTTCAAGGGCTTCAACACCGAGATTGACTTTAACCGGTCCGAACATACCGCCTGCACGGTATTCTTCCAGTTTCAATGCCAATTTAGGTTGAGTGATTTCGGTGACTTGACCACGATAAGAATTGCCGTCAGCCAAGAAATTCATGAGTTTTAATTTGCGGGGTAAAGCCATTTGTTACGCTCCTACTTTTGCGATGTTGGCTGCAAATTCAACCAAATATTCATCGCTGATATATTGGTTAAAGCCAAGCTGTTCTAATGGTGGCACAGGGCAGTAATCATAAGAGACAATCAATTTCGCATCTTTTAAGGTTGCTGCGGTGTTTAATTCAGGATTGATAAAGGCTTTGCCGCCAACCAAATAACCTTTCGCCACAAACTCACGCCATTTCGCATTGATTGCTTCCACAATCTCTTTTACAAGATTGACGGAAATATCTTTATCCACTGCCCAATCGAATGATTGCGCAATAGTGTCTTTCAGCACTTGTGCGGTGCGGGTGTAGTTTTCGTAGATGAACAATTTGTCGGCAGAACAGGTACGCAAGCCCCAGAATTTGTAGCCGTTGTAATTGATACAAGCGGTAATGCCTTGTTCATTGAGATAATTCACATCCGTTGCGGAATCATTAATATCAAAGGAAAGTGGCTTAGTAACACCTGTCACACCGTTTAAGCCTTTGTTTGAAATGGAGGTATGCCAGCCAAATTCTTTGTCTTGATACGCACGCATCGCTGCAGCGCGGGTAACGGCATAGTCGATTTCTGTTTGTTTAGTGTGCGGATTGAAGGAAAGGAAATCGCCAAAAATCAACATCAACTCACGCTGTGAGAACTGGCGGCGATAAGTGACGGCTTGTTCTTTCGTGTTGCAACCGTAGCAAGAGGCATAGACAAAACCGTTGAGTTTTTGCGCCACGCTGATTAATTCAACGGCGACATCTTGCGAATCATATTTCGGCACACAGAAAATGCGGGGTTTAACACCGCAAACGGCAGCGGAAACTAAAAAGGCTTTTAAGCCGGTGTAATTGCCTTCTTCATCCACACCGCCGATCACGTTTGCTTTCATTTGTGATTCATCGTCACTTTCTTCCACACGGATCACAATGACTTTACAATTGACAATATCTAAAATGCCGTCTAATGCACGGGAAAGTGTGCCTGTTTTGCCTGCTTTGGCAATCATTGACGGTGTAATGCCGGTGAGTAAGGTCGGTTTATTGAGTGGGAAGGTGTCATTGTCTGCATCAGATGCTGTCGCAACCAAGCCAATGACGGCAGTAGAGGATGTCGTCAAGGTGCGCAAGGCTTCGGAAATTTCCGTAACTTTGACACCGTGTAGATATTCTTCAGACATAATTTAGCCCTATGGTTTCAGATTGAAATATAAAAAAGCAAGGCTATTTTGTCGGAAGCTGTGAGGGAGTGCGAGTGGGGGAAAGTGTGAGCAGTAAATTAACAAAATGCGGTCAGTTTTGACCGCATTTTTTGTTATGCAAAATCCTGTGGATATTGTTTGCGTGAAATCTCGCTTTCATAGGCTGTTTTGCAGTGATTTTTGTCAAGGAACAGCCCATTAATCACACGATATAACACGCGCCACCGTTTTTTCGGCTTATCTGCCAATATTGCACCACGATAACAACGGCTTGAAAAGGTTTCATCTGCCGCACCGCCTACCAAGGCATTACATAGTTGATCAACAGCGATTAAGATGTGATAAGCCCAATTCTTCATTTTTTGTTTTACAGTTTTTGCCATTGTTCAATCTCCTGTTCAATTTTGTCTAAGTCTTCCAATGTTTCAGCTTGCTCAATATGGGTTTCAAAATTTTGTTTAATCGCAAAAAGTTTACCCATGACGATAGCGAATAAATCTGCTTTTTCGATGACTTTCTTTTTCAGCTCTTCAATATTTTCTAAGTCGTCGCGACCTTCAAAAATTGTCGTTAAAATCATTTCCGG